GGAACCGTTCGTAAGTATAAAGAAGGTGGTGCAATTGGTGTTTATGGCGCTAAGAAAAAATCTGGCGATTTAGATAGCATTGAAAAAGCCAAAGACATCAAACCAGGTAAAGCAGACGCTCCTTCCAAAGCAAGTGAAAAACCGGCAATGCGTGGCTCTGATGTACAAAAAGAAAAAAGCAAACCATCTGGTGATGCAGTAGCAATGGTTAAAAGCAAAGAATCTGGTAAATCTGCTGATGCCATGTCTGGCGCTAAAGAAATGCCAAACAAGTATAAAGCTGGCAAGAAAGTTTGCTAATACCTATCTAAGTCGTGAACGGGAGGCATCCCTGTCTTGCTCCATCAAGACTAGCGACACCAATAAGAGCATGGAGGCTCAAGTGCCATATAAAAATAAAGAATATCAGGCTAAGTATTACCAAGCTAATAAGGAAAAATTAGATGAGTATAACAAAAATTATACTGAAAAAGTAAGACAAAAAGTAATTGAAATTTTAGGTTTAATTTGTGCGGATTGTGGTGAAAAAGATTCTATTGTTTTACAAATAGGACACATTAACGATGATGGGTCACAAGATAAAAAGCAATTTAAAAATAAAAGAGCTTTTTACAATCACATATTAAAACTGGAAAATAGGTCAGAAAAATACAAACTACAATGTTGTAATTGTAACTGGCGGCAAGAATACAATCGAAGAAAGGGGCTTTAATGCCATACAAATCGGAAGCACAAAAAGGCGCTATGGGCGCTGCAGCCGCAGGCAAAAGCACCCTCGGCATACCTAAAAAAGTCGGTAAAGAATTTATGAAAGCTGGCCCAGCAAAAGCCAAGTTACCTAAGCGTGTCTCTGGTCGAGGAAGATAATTTTGGCGTACTCTGGCACTTATAATCAGACAAAAATCAATGTTGATCAGTTAATATCCTATGCATATCGTGATGCAGGGAAAACTGCTGAAGAAATAACGCCAGAGTATATCCAAACAGCTAAGCAAGCTTTGTTTTATGTTTTGCAAAACTCAGTCAACCGTGGCATTAATATTTGGTTACAAAAGATTGAGATTATTGGTGCTCAAACTAATCAACAGTTTTTGAATATGCCAACAAACTGTGTAGATGTGTTAGAAGCTAACTGGGTATACATTACTAACCCAGCGGTTTCTGCTTATCTACCATTGGATAACGGTAATGTTCCAGCGTTATTTGATCAAACTAATAACGCCAATCTGTTGTTACATGCAACCACTACGCTATCTGAGAACTATTTCGGTGCTGCGTATGGTCAGCAAACTCGTTTGTTTTATATTGGGTTTAATGCTTACTCACCAAATACCACAACGACTTACTCAATTGATTTGCAAGTTAGTAACGACGGTATTAACTGGACAACTTGGCAATCTTTCCCAGATGCAACGCTGTCTGATTTTCAGTGGCAATACTTCCAAGTAAACCCAACACAAGGGTTTTACTACTATCGCCTACAAAACCGCAACACCAATACAACCTATTCGTTGCGTGCTATTCAGTTTGCACAATCCCAACAAGTAATACCAATGGCTCGTTTGAACCGTACTGATTACTTTGATTTACCAAACAAGCAATTCCCAAGCCAACGCACTTTGCAATACTGGTTTGATCGTCAGATCGTACCACAGATGGCATTGTGGCCAGTACCAAACAATAACTTCCAAGTATTCGAAATGATCTTGGAATTACAACCTCAAGATGTGGGTTCATTAACTAATGAACTGTACATGCCAGATCGTGCAATCCCTTATTTCCAAGCTGCTTTGTCTCATAGATTAGCAATGCAGTTACCACAGACTGATTTAAATCGTGTGGCGTATCTTGAGAAATTGGCTATGCAAGCACGTCAAGAATTTGAAGATGAGGATCGTGATAAGTCTCCGATCTACTTCCAACCCAACATCAGCTATTACACAAGGTAATCCATGTCAGTTATCATGACCTATGATAGTTTGGTTTTGAATATCCAGCAATACATGGAGCGGGATGATGCTGACTTTATTGCTCAGATCCCTAACCTTATTGCATTGGCAGAATCATCTATTGCAGCTGAATTAAAAACCTATTTGCAATTAATTGTTGTAGAAACCAGTTTGGCAACCAACCAAACCATTTTAAATAAACCGGCTCGTTGGCGTAAAACCGTTTCTATGAAAGTTAATGGTCAGCCCATTTTGCTTCGTAGTCAAGACTATGTATCCCAATACTTGTCCGAATCATCTAATAGCCAGCCTTTGTACTATGCTGATTATGACTACAGCAATTGGAACTTTGCTCCAAAACCAGATCAAAACTATCCTGTTGAAATTATTTACTTTGCTGAAATTCAACCGTTGGATGCAACTAATCAGCAAAACTTATGGACTCAAATTGCACCCCAAGCGATGTTATATGGTGCTTTATTGCAAGCTCAAGGCTATTTAAAAGCTTTAGATAAATTACCTGTCTGGAAACAATATTACACCGATGCACTTAACGCACTGAAAAAAGAAGACAATTCTCGTCGTGTGGATCGCAATACCTCGGTTCAGGAACCTTAATAAATGACTACTCCAGTTTACACATCGCCTTTTACAGGCACCGTTGTTACTCCAACGGATGTATCTTACTATGCACTCTCTTTTGGTTCAGTTACGCCCCTCTATTGGCCTTCCATTGTTAATCAAGGTTTGGGTCAAGTACCTGCTGCTCGCATTATTGATTGCGTTTGTACTAGTGCTAATGCAAATGCTGCTGTCATTACTTTACCAGAAGCTGACCAAGGAACAGTAGGCGCGGACATTTTGTTCCGTAACCTCGGTTCAAATACATTCACAATTAAAGACTACACGGGTGCAAATTCAGTTAGTGTACCAGCGGGTATTAGTAAGTATTTTTATCTTACTAATAATACAACCCCTGGTGGTGTTTGGAATAATGTCACATTTGCCGCTGGCACATCCTATGCCGATGCAGCCACATTAGCTGGTGCTGGCTTAACCACTGTTAATGGTCAGTTAGCCACTTCACAAAATACTGTCGATGTAACATCTACACCAGTTATTAGCAACACCAGCCGTGCAGCAACTTTTGTTTGGAATGGCGGAGCTGGTACATTTAATCTACCAACACCCCAAACATTAACTTATGGTTGGTATATTGGCTTTAGAAATAATGGTACTGGTAGCCTTGCTATCATCCCTCCAGTTCCAGCTTTAATTAATAATACAACTGAAATTGTAGCTAACCCAGGCGATTCTGGATTTATTTTTTATGATTCTACCGCTGGTGGTTTTATTACTGTTGGTTGGGTTGCTCCATCTGCTGTAACATTTAATTCAGCAACATACGATGTAGATACTATTCTTACTAACACATTTAATTTAACATCATATGCCCCAATCATCCAGACTTACATTGCACAGTCTGGTACTCGTACACAAAACCTAGCAGTAACCTTGCCAGCTATTACCCAGATTTATATTTTGGTAAATAACACCAATCAAACTGGTTATAATATTACTTTCCAATGTCAAGGTAGCTCACAGACTCCGATTATTTTATCAGCTGGTAATATTTTTACCGTATTAAGTGACGGTACAAATCTGTATGTATTGACAGCTTCTTCTACTGGTTTATTTTATGCATCTAACGGCACACAATCATTGCCAGCGTATTCGTTTAATAATGATACAACCAGCGGTATGTATTTAGTTGGTACTGGCGTTTTGGGTTTAACTGCAAACGGTTCTGAGATTGTTAATATGGATGGATCTAATCCTTCTGCACCAGCAGTCAATGTGCTTGCATCATTAAACGCTAAATCAATTAGTGGCGGGACGTTCTAAAAATGGCAGCTGATAATGTTCAGCAAGATACCTCACAATTTACTCGGATATATACATTAGCAGTTCCGCCGGGTATTAAGCGTGATGGTACTTACTTTGAAACCGATGAGTACACCGATGGTGTATGGTGTCGTTTTCAGCGTGGCATTCCTAAAAAGATGGGTGGCTATCGCTCAATCTTTACCAGCTTGGTCGGCATTTATCGTGGTATGGTGGCACAGCCATACAATGGCGTAAACTATATTTTTGCTGGTAACTATAAAGAACTAGATGTATTTACAACTGGCACAACTTTTGCAACTGGTAGTGGTCCATTCCCAGTTACTATTTTACCTGGTACTGCTTTTGTTCCAGTTGCAAATAGTAACTCAATAACTTCTACCATTACGGTTAGCGGAAATACAGTAGCTACATTTCCAAACAGTAGCACATTAATATTTCAGCAAACCAGTAACGCTACAACTTTTACTGTTTCATCTGCGACATACGGATCAAATGTTACTACAGTAACGCTTACTGGTGGCACCGTTCCGTCTAATGCTAATACAGTATATTTAACCAGTAATTCAGTATTTACACCAGATCCACCTAATGGCCCATTTTTAAACAACTGGCAATTTGATGCTCAGTTTAGTCCATTGGGTGGACAGTTATATGTATTAGCGCATCCAGCTAAAGATTTAGTTAATATCGATAGCGGAGTTCCTAGCCAAGTATTGGTTGGTCAAATTACCCCTGGTAAAAACTATAGCTGGTCATTTACTGGGTTATCTGATAGTCAAGGGCAGAACCCAACATATAAACCAATCTCTGTTGACGGAGGTGTTTGTGTTCTATATCCTTTTGTGTTCGTGTATGGCTCTCATGGGTTTATCGCTAACAATAATGTTAATGGTTTGTATGGGAATCAAAGTTTTTATGATTGGAATGGACCGTTAGCCAACCAAGTAAACGTCGGTAGTTCTAAGATTGTTAAAGGTTTGCCAATGCGTGGTGGTACTAATTCGCCATCGGGCTTGTTTTGGGCAACTGATAGTTTAATTCGTGTTTCATTTAATTCGGCTGGTTCTGGTGCATCAACCATTCCATCGACTTATTGGAATTACGATATTATTTCTAGCCAAATCTCCATCATGTCATCTAATGCTGTGGTCGAGATGGACGGTGTTTATTGGTGGATGGGTATTGACCGTTTCTATGCTTATAACGGTAATGTGGTAGTTCTCCCAAATGATAAGAATGTAAACTACCTATTTGACAACATTAATTACGAACAGCGTCAAAAAGTGTGGGTTACTAAAGTGCCGCGCTACAACGAGATTTGGTTCTTTTATCCTCGTGGCACCGCTACAGAATGTACCGATGCCATTATTTATAATGTAAAAGATAAGATTTGGTATGATGCTGGACAAGCGGTAGGAGCACAACGTTCTTGTGGCTATACTACAGAATTGTTCCCTAACCCAATTTGGATTGATTGGAATTACGATCCTATTTTAGGTACGGCAGTTGATGTCATTGCCCATCCAGCTAGTTTGCCAGCTCCATTATCAACCCAGTTTTATTTAGCTGGAGATCAAACAGCAACATTTAGCCCTGGTGATAGTGTGACATTTTCTAATGTTCCACAAAGCCCAACCTATTTAATTACTGGTAGCCAAAATATTTATAACACTACGGTTAAACCCCCTGGTGTTACTTTGATTACTGTATCGACTGCAATTTCACCATTGCCCGTTGTTGGTCAGCCAGTTTACTATATTATTGGCGGTTATAATTTATGGCAACATGAGTATGGTCAAAATCAAATTGCTTTAAATGGTGAAACGGCAATTTATTCAAGTATTACAACCAGTGATATTAGTTGGATTTCTGGAACACCCGGTGCCAATTCATTAGTTGGTATTAATCGTCGTATGCATATTCGTCGTGTAGAACCAAACTTTTTACAATCTGGCGAAATGTCCATGACCATTTTGGGTCGTAAATTTGCTAGTGGTTCAATGAAATTAGATGAGCAAGACTCTGGGCCATATTTCTTTAATCCAGATACCGGTAAGATTGACCTTCGTGTTGAGCATCGTTTAATTCAATTAAAGTTTGAGTCAAATACCCTTGGTGGCAATTTTGAAATGGGTAAACTGGTAATTACCGCTGAATACGGTGACGAGCGCCCATGACAAAGCGTGTTTCAGTACAGCAGTTTTTTCCTTGTGTTCCAGAGTTGATGAGCTGGGAAGACTGGAACGCAAACATGATTATTTACTATGGTCAACAAAATGTCATGTTTGCCCCAGAAGAGAATTGGCAAGCCGCAGCTAAAAATATAGCAGCAATGGAAATGTTTGGTTCTTATCCAGTTCCAAGTCCAGATACTTATGATGAATGGCAAGCTTGGGCAAAAGACTTTACACAAATAATTAACGGTCCAGCGTATTGACAATTTAGCATAAATGTGCTAAGCTTGAAGTACCCTTAATTATTTTTTGATACCATGGACACA